AACAGCAGTACCCGAAGAACAAGAACTTTATCGGGATTGGTTGCAGGGTGTACTTAAAATGCACACTGTAGACTTGACTTTTCGGAAGAAAGATGATACAATAAGGGAAATGAAGTGTACCTTAATTGAATCTATGTTGCCCGTTATTGAAAAGAAAACAGATCGTGTTCGAAAAGAAAATACCGATGCATTATCTGTTTTTGATTTAGAGAAAAACGAGTGGCGTTCATTTAGATACGACTCAATCGAAGCAGTATCATTCAACCTAGGAAAATAAATGGCAACAAAACGTGAACATGATGCTAGCAGAGTTCTTCAATCAGAACCTTTAGTATCTAAACTTGATCCTTTGTCTGATAACTATAAAATTACTTTAATGCGCATAAACAATTGGTATAGCGCAGAAAAAACACGTGGCGACTCCTACAAATACTATCAACAGTATGTTAAAAAGAATCGTCCTATGGATGTGAAGTATTTTGCAGAAGTTGAGGAAAAAGATGTTCACATTTCTTATGGCTGGTTGGCCCGCATGTTGCTACAAGGTGCTATCGTTTCCGACGAGCATCAAAAATCATTTGATAAGAATCTAACAGATCTTATTGATTTAGGTAAAGCAAGATTGTTGGCAAAAGACACAGTAGTCAAAGTTGCAATTGCCACATCCACAGTTAAACGTACTTCTATACAAGATGCAGTTAAAGAAAAAGCATCTGAATGTATAGGGGAGCTTGAAGGGTGTATAGATGAATTTTGTACAGAGGATAAAGATTTTACTTTGTACAATCATTTAAAAGGTAATCAGATTCCTGGACCTTATGTATCATATATTAGAACATGGGCGGAAAGCAAGCTTGCACAATGGCAAGAAGTTGCCGACTCTAAAGACTCTCAAATTATTGAGGGGTATTCTAATTTTCCAAAACGAAAAATTACAAAGATTGTAAAACTATTCGAATCTTTCCTAGATGACTGTGACAAATATGGTCAATTTAAGAAAGCCAATCGTAAACCGAGAGCAACAAAGGCTAAACCTGCAATATCTCAAATTAAGAGTTTGAAATATAAACTAAAGGATGAAGAACTTGGTTTAACATCTGCAAAAGCTTTTGATCTTGTAGGTGCGGAACAAGTATGGCTCTTTAATACTAAGACTCGCAAATTAGCAGTGTACACATCCGAATCTACACAAGGTATGACGGTTAAAGGCACAACACTGCAAAATTGGTCTCCAGAAAAATCCAAGCAAAAGACTTTACGTAAACCAGAAGAACAAATTAAAGATCTAATGGCATCTGGCAAAGTTAAACTAAGAACTTTCTTAGATAGTATTAAATCTAAAGAACAAGCGGTCAATGGTCGGATAAATATAGATACAATCATATTAAAAATAACGAGGTAACTATATGGCAGGTCTAAGTTTAAGTTATTGTCAACTAATCAAGATAGTTTTATCGCAGATTGGTGGCAGTCCTTTAAAACAAGTATATACACAATTAAGTCAAGGGGCAAAACAAATAGTTACCGGTAACGGTGTTATACCGAATCCGTTGACAGAAGTAAAAGCAGTCATTGATCAGATTACAAATGCGATTAATACCGCAACAGGAGCGCTTGCTAGTGCTCAAGAAATGATGGAACGTATTGGACAACAAATATACGAAAATCCAATGGGTGCACCAATTGCTGCAGCAATTGACATGGTAGATGTCAAGATCGCCAAAACTACAATCAGGCAACAAGATATTGTTGCATATGAGAATGTAAATGGTGCAGATACAGCGACGCCACGATCCCCGTATACTAGTATTGTCACAGAAAAACAAAGACTAACAGATGAAAAATCTGCATTACAGATATACAGAGATAAATTAGTCCAATATAAAACAAATACAGATAGACTTAGCGGAGTATCAACACTATCAGGTTCAGAAGCAGGCGGAGGATGTTCTCTTCAAGACCTATTAGGGTCTGGCTGTACACCTAATGATGCTGTCCCAGATATTGATCTTAAGAATCTAATCGATTCTTTAAAACAAGGTGACCTACTTCTTGCATTAAAAGATAAGATGTTTAATGCTGCAGGATTTGATGACTACGCAGAAGCTCTAACATCAGCAAATAATCAAATCAATAGTTTTGTCAATAGTTTTAATTCGCTTGTAAATAAAGCTGCAATTCGAAATGCAGTTCAAGCACAAATAACTCAAATTGTGTTTAATTTACTTTCGGGTTGTTCTGGTGGCATATATGATCTAACATTAAAGTCAAATGTAAAATCAACCGTTTCTAGTTATGTTAGTGTTCTTCAAGATGAGGCAGATGGAAAAGCATTTATAGATGAAAATGGTAATGTGACCCCTGCAGCTACAGTAACAACAGAACCTTCATATCTAGAACTGGCTGCGGCAGATGCTCCATCATGGACAGCAACAGTAATCATTTACAGTCCTGAAAAAGAAGTAAAGTCTTATAGTTTAGGAAGTTCATATACAAATGCGAAAGAAGCATCAGCCGCACTTGAAGCGGTTTTGGATAGAAATGGTATAACAAAATATATAATTACTATTTTTAAGAATGGCAAAAAAGAAGGTAGCACAAGTAAAAACTAAAGAATGGAAATTAAATGATTGTAGTAGACTTTAATCAAACCGCCATCTCTAATCTTATGATGGAAGTGGGAGGACGTAATGACATTGAAATTCAGGTGCCTCTTTTGAGACATATGATTTTAAATTCCATTCGTAGTTATAAGAAAAAATTTGGCAAAGAATATGGTGAGCTTGTTATTGCATGTGACAATCAAACATACTGGCGCAGAGAATATTTTCCATACTATAAGGCAGGCCGCAAAAAAGCTAGAGAAGAATCTGGCTTTGATTGGAAAACAATCTTTGAGGCTTTGAATTTAATTAGAAGTGAACTTGAAGTATTCTTCCCATATAAAGTAATCAATGTAGATGGCGCAGAAGCTGACGATATTATTGCTGTTCTTGCAGAGTGGTCTCAGACTAATGATACAGATAATGTTTTATTTAACGAACCTAAGCCATTTTTGGTTCTATCAGGAGACCACGATTTCATCCAACTACAAAAATATGAAAATGTAAAACAATTTTCTCCTGTACAAAAGAAATTTGTTAAACCAGATATAAGTCCCGAGAAGTATATCTTCGAACACATTATCCGAGGAGACAAAGGCGACGGTGTTCCTAATGTATTGTCAGATGATGATAGTATCGTAACAGGTACACGACAAAAGGCAATTCGTCAAGATAAAATCGATATTTGGTATAAAGACTTTGACGCTATGCCTCAAGATGCAAACTTTAAAAAGAATTATGAACGTAATAAGATGCTTGTTAGTTTTGATTCAATACCACAAAAAGTTAGATCTGCTATTATAAATAGTTATGTCGATAAACCAAACAAAGATAAAAGTAAATTACTAAACTTCTTTATTGAACATAAAATGAAGAATATGTTAGAACTGATAGAGGAATTTTAAAAATGAAGACATTAATACCCCAGATTTTTGAGGAAGTTGAAAAAGCGGGCAGTAAAGAAAGCAAAATTAAAGTATTGCGCTCTTATGAAAGCCCTGTACTATTTGGTATACTACAGGTTAATTTTAATCCAGATATTAAAGTACTTTTGCCCGACGGAGAACCCCCTTTTAAAAAGGATACGGCTATTCCAATGGGTTATTCGGAAACAAATCTTTATACCGAATGGCGAAGAATGTATATTTGGTTAGATGAGAATATTAATTTAACAAAGATGAGAAAAGAACAGTTGTTCACTCAAATGTTAGAAGGTATTCATTGGTCAGAAGCAGAAGCAGTTTGTTTAGCTAAAGATAAAAAGCTACAAACCAAATACAAATCGTTAAAAGAAGATTTAGTCAGAGAAGCTTTTCCTAATATACTACCCGCTAAAAAGAAAGCGGAACCTACAGCAAAAAAGAAAACGGCTTCTTTGAACGAGTAATAAAATTGTTTAAAAGTAATCAGATAGAGGTATCCTGCAAAGAAGCCTGGTCAGATATGGGAGCCTTGCCAGAGGATCCAAAAATGGATCCTAGAGTATTTAATAATCATAAGTATCGAGCATTTGACAAGTACTGAAAAAGGTGTTATAATTATATTATGTTAATCGTGAGGAGTTTATATGACAATGCATCTTGAAGGTCCTTGGCTTTCCTCTTTAGGCAAGAAAAAAGGCAAAACAAAATTTCGTAATGCAGAAGAAGCTGCAAGGCATCGTGCTTTGACAGCAGAGTGGGAAAAAATGATGAAGACATATGATTCCTCCTCAAAAACAAAACAAAAAGTCGAGAAACTTTCTTATTCTCTAACTACTCCTCCGGGTAGAATAACAAACACACATATCAAAAGTTTAGATACAGGACATACTGGTGCTGTAGCAAGTAAAGCTATTCCTCAGTATACTGGCACAAAGATGTTGGGCATTGGTACAATGCACAAATCCAATGCGGTGCCTATTTTTACAGATGAAGAAGCAAAATCAATTTCAAGTATGAGGCGTTAATGAAAAAAATAGTATTAGTAACAGGCGGATTTGACCCATTACATAGCGGTCATCTACAATATTTTAAAACAGCAAAATCTATGGGAGATGTACTAGTAGTTGGCGTAAATTCCGACGAATGGTTAACTCGCAAAAAAGGTCAGCCATTTATGCCATTGGATGAACGCCTTAGACTTATCCAAGCATTAAAGGTTGTGGACTTTACCATGGTATTTAATGATTCGGATGGTTCAGCCAAAGAAGCAATTAAAGAAGCGTTAAGAACTTGGCCAGATGATGAGATCATCTTTGCCAATGGTGGAGATAGAGGTAAGGACAATATTCCCGAAATGGATTTATCGGATGACCTAAGGTATAACGGTAGATTATCATTTGCATTTGGTGTAGGTGGCGAGAATAAGATGAATTCTAGTTCTTGG